GCAACCACCATTGCCGCCAGCGCCGCCGATTGTGTTGTAAATATCGTACCCAACTGCACCTGCTCCAGCAGTAACTAGACTGCTTGTTCCGCCACCAAAACCTCCGCCGCCCAATTTTGCTGGAATAGATGGAGTTGAGTTGCCAGCCGTTGCTTGAAAGTTATCGCCACCCTTTCCAATGTTAGGGGTGCCTAACCCAGCCGTTCCGCCGCCATTTCCGCCGCCACCGCCACCAGTTGTCGTGGTAAAAGCACTTGAAGGCCCACCAGCAGCGCCAACGCCTAACGGGCCGCCAGCACCACCCCCGCCGCCGCCACCAGCGGTATACGTTGTGACTGTTGTTCGTGTGGCAATCCCACCCGCACCACCATTATTTGTTGACCCGATTCCCCCTGTGCCACCCACAGATATTAATGTTGTTGTGCTGCCGCCACCACCACCACCAGCGGTATATGCGCCACTAGACCAGCTTGTTGTGCCGCCATTTCCGCCTGCTGCTGGATTTCCTGAATTTGATCCGGCAGAACCTGTCCCCGCCGCGCCAATAACTAAGGATACAGATGCTCCACCAGCAACAGAATAATTTAAAACTTTTGTATAACCGCCACCACCGCCGCCACCTCCGCCAACTTTAGACGAAGAGATGCCATATGCGCCTGCGCCGCCGCCTCCACCACCAATTAAATGAACTTCATTATCGCTGGTGTTCCAATCGGCTGGGACAACCCAAGAAGTTGTAGCTGCATTGTAAATCGCATACATAACCCGTGGGTAAGTTACAAATGCAGCGCCTGTGTTGTTTCCGCTATTGGTCGAATTTGATCCAAGAGACCACCCATACGGCGTAGACCCATCCGTAGCCGGGGCGGGGGTAAAATCTATATCCCTGACGGTAAGGTTGTCAGAAACCTCCGTCACGCCCGGCACGACAGGCAAGACGGTTCCGCCAACCCCTGAAAATGTCTTCGTTATTGTTGCCTTTGAGCCAGCGACTGTGGTGTTTACCGAACAGGTTGAACCACCAAGGCCGCGCAGCGAAAAGGATGTTGTGAAAGTTTGCGTAGTGCCAGCCGTCAGCAAAAGATTCATGCTTCCCGGTGAAGCGTATTGCCGTATTACAGAAAAAGAATTGTTTCCAGTTAGGGCAAAAGTAGGGCTGATGCCAATCCCAGAATTTATAATTCCCTTAAATGTATTATTGCCTGAAATTGTTAAAGTTTTTGCATCGCCATTTGATATGTAACAATTAAAGGCAGATCCGCCCCCCACAAAAGTTTGTGCAGTTGCCGCAGACATAAAAATGTATGGGCTAGTGTCTGGGCTAAGTGTGGTCCCTTCTGTTGTCGTAAATCCTGTTGGCGCAGCGTTGTTGAAGGCAGTTGCTCCAGCAACGGGGCAGACTAAGGCGCCATCGTTGAACGTAAGGTTCTTTGTCCCAGCAGCAGTTGTGTAGGACGTTCCTACCGTGAGGGTTTTGCCGTTAAGGTCAATAGTGCCGTTGGTATGGGTCAGCGTCCGCGCCGTTCCCATTGTGAGCGCATCTTGAAGCTGCCATCTCCCTCCAACGCCGTTGAAGGTAAGCGGGAAATCTAAAGTTTTTGCGCTAGTCGTAATTGTTTTTGGCCCAGACGTTGCGCCAAATGTCATGGCGCTGGTGCTGGCAGTAAGAGTCATGCCTGACGCGATGGTCAAATTTCCATAAATTACTGCCGTGCTGGTTGCGGCTAACGTACCAGCAAAACCGGTAAAATTAACATTTCTTGCAGTGGAGGATGCCGCATTTAAGAATGACAGCACATAAGTGCCGGTGGTGATATTAAACGATATGCTGGACGCTTCTGGAAGGTTGCCGGGGGCTACTGTTGTAGCCACCGCACCGGAGTTAGAAATGTTAACAACTGGCGTTCCAGTAATGCTTAAATTGGTGATAGTGGATGTGGTCCAAAGTGTGCCGCCAGCGCCAACACAAGTTATGTTTCCAGAGCCAAACGCAATCGTGCGGACGGTTGCGGCGGAGCCCGCAAAAAGCCCGGTCGTTAAAGTTTTCCCATTGATGTCAATGGTTCCAGATGTCAACGTAGTGGTTCTGGTGGACCCAATGGTCATCGCATCTACAAGCTGCCACGTTCCGCCAACACCATTGAATTGGATGGGGAAATCTATCGTCTGCCCGTTGGACGTGATGGTTTTGACGCCAGACGTACTGCCAAAAACAACAGTGCCCGTACTGGCTTGCAGGGTCATTGTGGGGGACAGAGTGAGACTCCCATAGATGACGTTGCCGCCAAAAGGAGCTACCAGCGTACCGGAAAACCCGGTGAAATTAAGATCTTTGTAGTTTCGATTCTGGCTTACCAAAGTGAGGGCATATGTTCCAGCAGTTATGTTGAACGACACGGCAGTGGCTTCAGGGGGATTGGAGCCAACGATGGTGACAGCAGTTGAGCCGGAATATGAAACATTGTTGGTTTCCGTCCCGGTTATTGACCAGCCCGATGCGGCGTTAATATTCACCATCGCGCCGCCAGCGCCAATGCAAGTGATGCTCCCCGATGTTCCGTAATCCACGCCCCTAGTTGTGGTGTAGTTAGAGTTAAAAAATCCGCAGATAACCGCTTTGTTATTTAAATCAACGCGGCCTGTAGAAAGTTGAAAAGTTCGCGCGGAACCAAGAGTAAGGGCATCTTGAAGCTGCCATGATCCGCCAGCACCCGCAGCAAATGCGATAAGGGCTTCAATTACAGTTCCGCTAGTCGTGATTGTTTTGGCCGCTGTAGGGAAAAGGCCAAGGTTTCCTAGCGGGCTTCCAGATGTGCCAAAAATTGTACCGGCAGACAAAAAGAAATTGCCGGTAAGATTGAGACCTCCAGTGCCTGTAAACGTCACCGTCCCGGCGGATACCGTAAAATCAATGACTTGCAGCAAGGACGAACAGTTAACGGTATACGTTGTAGCTTGGTCAAAAATTGCATTGTCGCTTGTAAATGGAACGGATGCGCCGGGAGCGCCGCCTGAAGTAGCAGACCAACTGCTAGTTACACCCCATGCCGCGCCGCTTGCACCAACCCAATAACGATTGGCCATCGTTACACCGCCGGGTCAATAGACGCAGTTTCCATCTGTCCCTCAACTGGCGGGGCGTTGATGATGGCGATCCACTTGTCATAGCGTGCCTGCTTCATGGCCGCGATCTCATCAGGGGTGAACGAGTCGTAATCGCTTACGCGCATGACCAGCGCGTCCCGCAGGACGTGCGGCTGTTCGCCAATTTCAAATTCGTCAGCGATGCGACCGTCTTCCAGAACCTTGATAGCCATTAATTCCCCCTTTAGGCTGATGCAACACAGCGCCACTTACCAGCAGCAACATTCCAAACAAACCCAACATCAAGCCGGGTTGTTGACACCGTTGTCGTGGGCAACGCTGTTGTTGATGCTTCGAACGATGCGCCCCACGTTATGCCAATTGATGTTGTCCCTGTGATGGAAATCCACAGCTTCTGACCATTAACCGGAGTCCCAGTCAAGTTCGTTGTGAACGAAGTAATGGCGACAGACTGCCCCGTGATGACCATAATATCATAATTGTCAGTGTTCAGCGTTGGCGTGGCACTATTGGCGGTGCTGGCCAAAACACGGGGCTGCACCCACTTGTTGGTCAGCGTCTGCGTGTCGGTCGTGCCAACCAATGCGCCAGACGGTGCCGTTAGGGACGTGCCCCATGCCGATCCTGTGGAGACTACAACGCCAGCGCCGGGGTAAACTGTGGGGCCAGTCGGGCCTGTCGGGCCGGTGCTCCCCGCGCTGCCCGCGCTTCCCGTGGGGCCAGTTGGACCGGCAACAGTCGATGCTGCGCCAGTCGGGCCAGTCGGGCCGGGGGTAGTTGAGACAGCACCAGTAGGCCCCGTTGGGCCCGGAGTCGTAGAAACCGCGCCAGTAGGACCAGTAGGGCCTGCAACGGTGGATGCTGCCCCCGTAGGCCCTGTAGGGCCTGTTGGGCCGGTTGTCCCGTTCACAAGCGCCAAGAACAGCGCCGCGCCGTTGGCGAAGCCGGTCGTGCCTGCACCGCCAGATGCAACGAAAGTTACCGGAAAGGTCCAATATGAATTGGCAGCACCGGGGTTCACATTGGTTGGGGTGCCGGAAATCGTCCAAGTCTGATAGCTGCTGCTACTGGTTTGTGATTGGATGATAATCTGTTCGCCAACAGAAAGTAGCGACAGGAAAATATCAACGTCGATGTTGTTATCTGTCAGGTGGCTGACATTGATTTGCGTGGCGCTGGTCTGGGTAGCATTGTTCCAAAGAAGATCGCCATCACCCGGATAGCCGGATGTTGCGCCCGTATTGGCAAGATACAGGAATAAGTTGGAAGACGTACCCTGCGCTCCCGTAGGACCAGTCGGGCCAGTGGGGCCTGCGACAGTGGAATTAGCGCCAGTAGGCCCTGTGGGGCCGGTGGGGCCAGCCACACTTGAAGCTGCTCCTGTAGGCCCGGTGGGACCATTGCTTCCCGCGTTTCCGGTTGGCCCGGTCGGCCCCGCTACCGTAGAGGCAGCGCCAGTTGCGCCCGTAGGTCCGGTAGGCCCAGAAACTGAAGACGCAGCGCCGGTAGGTCCGGTGGGGCCGTTGCTTCCCGCGTTTCCAGTGGGTCCGGTCGGCCCAGCAACAGTCGAATCAGCGCCTGTAGGCCCGGTAGGCCCGGTGGGGCCGGGCACAATAGAGGGAGCGCCCGTGCTTCCGGTTGGACCTGCGGGGCCGATATTTCCGGTTGGGCCGGTCGGGCCTGCTACAGTCGAAGCTGCGCCGGTCGGCCCAGTCGGCCCAGGCGTTGTAGAAACAGCTCCGGTAGCGCCCGTAGGCCCCGTGGGGCCTGGCGTTGTAGACACGCCACCCGTAGGCCCCGTAGGTCCGGCAGTCGTCGAAGCGGCGCCCGTAGGCCCCTGCTCGCCCGTGTTTCCCTGCACTCCCGTAGGCCCCGTAGGCCCCGCGACGCCCGTAGGCCCCGTTGGCCCTTGTAGACCCACTCCGGTGGCTCCGGTGGCCCCCGTAGGACCGGCAACGGTAGAAGCGGCTCCTGTAGGCCCTGTAGGCCCGGCGCTGCCGCTTGGCCCAGTAGGCCCGATGACACCAATGAACTGGCCGAGGGTTGCGCGCTTGGTAATCCCGCCTTGGACAACAATCGTCGTGTCAGAAGCCGTAGGCGTATCAGCCAGCGGGAGCTGCGTGATTTTGGTCGGAATGAGATTTGTAGGAACGCGCGGGTTGTTCGTCATGGGACCAGATAGCCCTCGCCCTCTTCACCAATGATAAACAGGTCATCGTCCTGCGAGATCGTGCCGTACATGTTCAGCGCGATATTAGTGTCTGGGCGGGGATGAAACAAGTTGATTCGTTCGGGCTGGCGTGCCGCCAAGCGGTACGGGTCAAACTGATCCTTGTCTTCCTCGCACACATAGAGGCCAGGGTAGTTGGGGTCAGAAGACAGATCCTCAAGCGACATCTTCCTCGAGCACCGGGCGCAGATCCCGATGCCGAAGGTAGACTTGCCGCGTGGGTCGAGGAAGATGCTCATCGTGTGTAATACGATATGTTCGGAGCGAAGTAGATCGGCGAGTTATCCCGCTCCTCGTCCTGCGCAATCTTCAAAGCCTCATCAGCCGTCGCCTTGATAGGCCCGATCCGGGACATGTCAAAGTCAGGAAGCTCCATCGCTAAGCGCCAGGCAAGCTGCCACACGACAGTCTCATACCAGCGCTGAGGGATATCAAGCTCATCGGTGAGCGTGCCAACGTCCATGATGTAGCGCTGGCGCCAAATGACGAGCTGGCCAAACATGTTGGTGGTGTCAGTCACCGGCCAGATCCGCATCACCGGATAGTCACGCTGGCGGTCGAACCAGTACTGCAACGGGCGCCCGGCAAACGTCTTGTTCGGCAGGTTCGTCCAATCGTCGCGGTTCATGCGGGCGAGAGGGATCTCGGTGGGGTTGTTGGCCGCATAGAACTCGACGACGTTGAGAACCTGGCCGCCCGTCTCGCGCATGCGGAAGTAGTTCACCGGCTGCGTGCCGTCGATATCATACCACTGCCACTTGCCAGCAGTGTACAAGGTGGCGCCGGGCGACAGGCTTGAGGTCCATGTCACGCCATCATTCGACCATTCGAACACGATGTTGAACGTGCCGGTGGTCGCCATCATCACGCCGACTGTCGTCACCTGAACCTGAGACTGCGGATCATTTACCGGGTCGGCGCCAATGTAGGCGATCTGGATGTTGCCGTTGATGCCGGTCTGGGCGCAGGACGTGTCTAGATCGCCGTCGAAAGCATACTGCGGAATGCCGCCCGGCGTGCTGTACTGCACAGGCCCATTCTGCCGGGACAGCCAGCGGAAGTTTGAATTTAGAATGTCCATCGTGCCCTTTGGCGGGACGATAGCGGCTTGGCCCAGATACAGGGGCAGGATGTCCCTCTCAATGCACCAAAGGGGGACGCCCTGGCTGCCGAGAGACGACAGAAGCAAGTAGAGGTTGTCCTTTGCCGTGTCGATCAGCTCAGACGATATCTGCTGAGGCTGCATACGGCAACGCCGGAAGGCGTGGTCAATCACCTTCCGGGTTTGGAATACGGTCGTTGAGACGGTGCCGGAGACGGCCATTTAGCACTTAACCTTTCCGCCCTTCTTCATCATACCAGGCGCATTCTCAGGCATAGCCTGTGTAGCAGCGCGAGCCATAGCAGCCCGGATGGCGCCGACGTTCGGCTTGCCAGAACGAGAGCGACCCACACCGATGCGAGGGGCGTTGGCAGCAGGAGCCGCCTGCTGGTCAATCATCGGGCCGCGAGGGGCGACAGGAACGCCACGGGGGCGGGCGGCCATCTGCTGGAGGGGGCTCCTAGACTGAGCTGATTGGGCCGCAGCAAGAGCCGCGCTGCCCCGTTGCGCATCAGCCATTTGCCCAAGTTGATCCGGAGAAGCATTTTGGCGCGCATTACCCGCCAATCCCTGCAATGCTGAGGCCTGAGCTGGAGTATACTGCTGCCCCATTCTATCAGGGGACGCGGGAGTTCCGCCAAGTGGCGGGCGCATCATGGGGCCGCCATCAGCGTATCCGGTCTTCTTCTGGCCCTTGAGGGACGCTTCAATAGCGTTTGACTTCGCCATCTGAACGGCTGGGCCGCCCATCTTCAGACCCTTCATGGACTGCTGGCGGTCGTGCTTCTCGTCCATCTTGGACGATTCCCACTTGTCCATGCTCATGCCATGCTTCTTGGCGAGCTTGCGATCCTGGGCTTCGTCCTTAGCGGAACCTTCCCACTTCTCAGCCATGCCACCCTTGGCCTTAGCAACCGGGCGATGCGCATAACGGTAGCCACCATATTCGTTATCACGCCGGTCAACAGCGCGAGAGGCCCGCTTCAAAGACCCATAGGTGCCGACGACATCACCGGACTGGCGATCATAGACCTCAAACATTTCTTTCTCAGGGGACATGTCAGGCAAAGCAACACCCTGCTCGGCCTTCATGCCACCTTCGGCATAGCCACCCTTCTTGAGCATCGACGGGCGACGGGGAGGCATAGGCATGTCCTTCGCCTTGCCGTAGAAGTCCTCGTCAGTGGACTGAGGGATCTTGCCGCTCTTGATGTCCTTCGTGGACACCGAGGTGTCCTTGCCCTTGTCGATGTACT